CACGGCCCGGAGCTGCATCGCGCCACGGATGACCTGAACGCCGTCCTCAAAGATTAAGACCTCCGTCTTTTGTGTCGGGTCGAAGTCTCCATCGGAAAGGGTGACCTCGTAGAAGTGCGAGAAGAAGACGTTGTTCCGGTCCGTAAACGGGAGGCGGAACGTCTGCGAATACGGCGCGTGGCGCTGCATCGTCTCCCCGGGTTTCGCTACCGCAAGGTTGAGAGAGATGGACGGCGTCCCCTCAAGGTCGAGGGTGGTCTGTGTGCCGGTGTCCTGGTCGAGGGCTACGAGTCGAATCACTTGAGGCGGGGACGGTTGCTATACTGCAAGGTGAAGGAGTAGGTAATCAGCTTCTCGTTGACGGTAGTCTTGAACAGGTACTCCGAGTCGGTCACCGTGCAGGGTATAACGTCGGTGCCTTGGACGATGAATACCGAGCGGGAGAGAGCTAGATCGCGGAGGTGGTCGGCGTACCCTTCCTCGATGTAATCGGTGGAGACCTTCATCTGCCTTTCGGCCTTGATTGCTGTGGTCGTAACGCCCCGCTCCCAGCCGTTATAATTCCAATCGATGAGGCCGTTCACGCTGTCCCAATTCCCTCGCGGGCGGTTGTATTGGCTGCGCTGGATATTGCGGACGCTCTCCTCGCTGCGCTGGTCGAAGTTGAAGGTGTCCCATCCCCCGTGACGGTTTAAGAACAGGAGCTGCACCCGTGGGTATTTGCTGCATCCGTTGTCGATGGTGTAGCGGTGGACGACCGTTACCTGATTGGCTTCGAGTACGGACGCAAACTCCGACAGGTACACCTCGTAGTAGGAGAGGTTTGGGTCGGTGACGATGTCCTCCAGTTGGGTATTGAATGCCGCCGTTGCGTGCTCTTCCAAGTTCGCCGGGCCGATGCCTACAAATTGCACCGCCTGCGAATCTGTCGACGGGGTAGTGTCTCCACCCACTACATCGATGTCTAGGGTGGCGGTGTTTATGATAGTCCCGTCGGCTTCGTAACCCCTGACAATGACATATTCCGCGTCGCTGGACTGCATACCCCAAGCAAGGACCGAGGCCTCGTCAATTCCGATGCGGTGCTCCCGTGCGTTCCCGAAGGTAAGCGTCGACTCCCTGCCTAGATCGGGCGCCGAGCTCAGGAAGTTGTCGGTCGCTGCTGTCGGTTGGAAGCTCCCATCGCCGCGGGCGTAGGCCTCGCCGTAGTTCTGGAACTCGTCACGGAAGGCAAAGAGCGTCGTCGTCTCGGCGGGCGATTGTGGCAGCGTCTCCGTAGGCTCTGCGGTGGCGCTTGTGGCGCTCTCGAATCCTAGCTCCAGCGTAAACTGTGCCGCTACGTTTCTGTCGCTGCTCTCGCCTATGACCGAGCCGGGAGCAAATCCCGTCCGGCCCAACGTGAGGATGTTGCCCGTCGTTGCGTTGTTGTTTACGATGTTGGCGCCGATGTAGTCGTCGCACACTCTGGAGATGTCGAACACTGCCGAGAGGTTGTCCGAGGCTAGGGGGTGCGTCTTCAGCTTGGCGAGCTGGTCCCCGTTCCGGTTCTTGATGACCAAGATGAACCGGTACTTGAAGAACGGCCCGGCGAGGGTTTCGCGTACCTGAATGATGAGCGGCTCCGCCGTGCTTTGGAAGTCGGTGGTGCTCGGTATGTATTCAAACTGTGCCGCCATTGAGTAGGAGTTTAATTGCGTTCCCTATGTCATCGCCGACGGCCTTCTCAAGTTTCGCGTTGTGCTTCTTGAGGGTGCGGTCGTAAGCGTTCGTGAAGAAATAGGAGGGCCGGATACCGGTTTGATATATCGACCGCGAGATAGCGAACACCATCGACTTCCGGGACGCGAATCGACCGCCAGCGCCACGGGGTGCGATGCCTTTCTTTACGACCCATTTATCGATAGCGGGACGCAGGCGCCCGGAGGGTCCGGTACCCGATCCAAACCGGAACGGAGAGCGGGGAGCCTTGGCTGAGGATAGGGCACCTTGTACGCCCTCGTCTACGAATTGCCAATAGTCAGCACCGGGAAAGCTAAAGCGTAGGTTCAGGCTCTTCTCATTGCGGGCGACGCTCTGCTCGTAGCGGATGGAGTTGTAGAGGTTGCCCGTCACCACCTTCCCCCGTGCCTTGAGTGATATGCGGGCGCGGCGCCGTACCTCCTTTCCAATCTTCCCAAGCTCCTTCATCGACTCGGTCATCGGGACGCGCTGCCCGTCTATTGTGATGTGTGTCTTCACGCTCTAAAATAGAAAGCCCCGCACGAAGCGGGGTCTTCTTAATCTAGCAACCAATTCGATTGCGGTGGATGGTTCTCCAGAACCTCGTCCCACCATTCCGGGTCGTTCATGCCGCTAACCATTCAGTGCGTTGGAAGGTGTACTTGAGGAAGTGAACGGCATGACGCTTCAAATCCATGGCTTCGGAGATGAAATAATCACCGTCCTCCATCAATTCCTCTGAATCGTAACCTGTCAGATACCAAGTCCCGTTTTCGTTCTGCTCCAAGGTGAAGATGCAACCGTCAGCTTCGTAGCGGTACTGCGAAGAATAAGTGCGAGGAAGTGAGGTGACTTTGTTCATGCTTGCGGTGTTTTGTGCGTTGCTCATGCCTCAAATATACACAGAAAGATTAAACCACCAAACAAATAAGCAAACTATTTTCTCCCTTATGCGAAAGCCGCCGCACAAAGGTCCAGCGTATTCGAAGTCTGAAGCTGCACCGAACCGACCCACCCCGTGAGCAGGTTATCGAAGCGAGCGGTAAACGGCTCACAATCCACAGGGAGCACGATACGAACGTCCCGGTCCACGTCAGACTGTGCCGACAATACCTGCGCGTATTGGCTCACGATGTCAATCAGCGTCCGCAGGGTGTCGCTGTATTGCTCCTGTGCGTCCGTCTGTCCGGGGAGTATCATATCCATAACGAGGATGTCCAGCGAGTACGACAACACGCCCTTCTCGATGGTGGCCCCGCTGATGTCGGCGTAGCAGATCGGGTACTTGTTTCCGGCGAGCTTCTGAATATCGACCTCCGACATCTCGCCTTCTTTGAAGGAGTTGATGAAGCGGTGGTCGAGGGCGATGGTGCCCAGCTCGTCGATGATTTGGTTTACTGTTCTCATAGGTTCAATTTTTGCTTTTCCAGAAGCGCCCGATCTTGCTCGTAGGCGAGCCAGGCGAGCGCCGTCTCGAGGTGAGTCCTTTCCACCTGCGGTAGTTTAGTAATGTCCTCCCCTGCGAGATGTACGAACGTGGCGAACCATCCGTATTTCTCGGATAGCTTGGATCCTTCACCGCCTTGGAATAGCTGTCCAAAGCGTCGACTAATGCCCTCCCGGTACGCAAAAAAAAAGCGGCTGCCCCTAGTGCGTGCGCCATCTTCATCTCTCGAAAGAACTCCGACCGGTCCTCCCCGTCGTAGTCTGCGATGCGGTAGAACTCGCCGTGCTCCTCTACGATGGGACGGTAGAGGATGCCCATCACCTGGGGGAGGTGTTTATCGAGGGAGTCCTTACATAGGGTCTCGATGTCTGCGAATTCAGCCACCGTAATCCGGGAGCAGTTCGGGTGGAATCCGTACCGCTGGTCCAGCTCGATGATACGCTCTACGGGGTAGGTGTCGTCGTACTTGTCTAAGATGCCACCTATCACCCCGCCGATGTGCTGGATGTCCTTTTGTTCCATCGCCATGACTTCGGAGCGTTCCAATCCGCAAAGGATGCAGATAGTCCGGACGACCTGCTCCATCTCGTCCCCTTCGGGTATCGCTTGGATTTGGAGGTACTGGTCGACGGTGATGTCGTAGAGGTTCTCCGGGATGGATATTGTCTTCTTCACGCTATCAAATAGACGAAAGAACGGGACATAAAAAAAGGCCCCGGAGGGCCTTGTACTTGAAAGGGGGTGGGATTACATCCGCTCAACGTATCCCTCGGTCCACTCCTCGAATCCGCGCTCTGAAAGCACCTGCAACATTGTACCCTCGACAAAAAACTCATCTTGACTCAAGTTCATCGAACCTTTCTTCTCAAAGATTGCCATGCATGAAAAAATCATCTCTGTGGACTTAGCGTTGACGGCGGTGTATACTGGGCAGTTGTTCATGTCGTTGTGTGTTTGTTTGTCGTTGTTGACATAGCAAATATACAACATTAATTCACTTATCCAAACACACACGCGAAAAAAGTTTGCATTTATGCGAGGAAGTAGGAACCGGACCGGGAGGTCGTGAGCAGGTTCAGACAGACGTATCGGACCGCATCGATGCCGTGGTTGTCCTTATCGACTGGCCTGTTGAGGTTGCGCCCGTTCTTGTCCTGCTCCCATCGGTACGCCCGCAGTTCCTTCTGTAGGTGTGTGCTCTCTGCCGTTACAAGGAGCTTGTGCCTTCTCATTATGTCGATTCCCTGACGGATTGAGTCGGGCCCCTTCCGTGCTGGCTTGACGTTGTGCCCCAGCCTGAAGAGCTCTTCGATACTTTTCGGCTCGGCGCTGTCTGCGATGATGGTCTCGACGTCTAGCTTGTCCAGCTCCTCGCCGATGTCGGGGTTGGTGAGTCCGGTAGAATACAGGCGCTCGTGTAGGATCAGGACGTGCCCATTCAAATAGACATCTACGACGGCGGTGGGGTCGTTGGTGAATCCAAAGTCGAGCCCCGTCCCGATGCGCTTCCCGGCTATCTCTCCCACCTCCCAAGTGAAGACAGCGGCTTGATTGACACCGCGCTCTCCGAGGCCATAGATTCTCCAGTAATTCGGGTCGGCATCCTTTAGGCGTTCTATCTCTTGAATCGTGGCCTTGTCGAGGTAGGGGTTGTCCTTGTATGTGGTCCGGTAGAAGCTGGCATCGGTGCGCGGGATGACGTCCTCGTAGATCCAATGATACTCGTCCGAGGGATTAAAGTCGATGATGACCTTGTTCGTGGTCCGGAGTAGGAGCTGCCTCCAATCCTCCAGGCTCAACTCGTTCGCCTCGTTTATGAAGAGTATTTGACGCTTGCGACCCCTGACCTTCTGCGGCTGGTCGACGCTGATAAACTCCACGAGGTTTCCATAGAGGACGTAGTTCGCCTCGCTCTTGTTATGGAGGTCGGGGTTATATGCGTCCTCCCTTTCGAGTATCTCGAAAAAGTCCCGCATCGCTGTCGCCCTTAGCGCGGGGAATGTCTTGCGTGCGATGGTGATGACGGCCCCGGCGTTCTCGTTGTTATAGCAGAGCTCGACGATACTCTGGATTATGGAGTATGTCTTGCCCGACCTCGTGCCACCTTGGTGGACTTGAATTCGGGTGTCGCATCCTTTGACGTGGTAGTATGTGGCGGGCTGCTTCAATTCTTAATGCCGTAAGCCTCGGCAATTTGCGAAATAGTCAGCCCATCTTTTAAGATGCGGTTGATGGTGCGCTGCCCTTGGTCAGCAGTCATCTTTGTAACGTTGCAAAAGCTGTGAAGGAAGCGGGGGGAGATTGATGTGCTCATGTCCTTGTGTGTGTGTTTGTCGTTGTTGACATAGCAAATATACTACATTGTTTTGCTTTTCCAAACATTCACGCAAAAAAAGTTTGCATTTATGTGGTGTCCGCGTTGTCATCGGTGAACCACGAGAGCGGCTTCTTCTCTGCGACGGCTATCTCCTGACGCTCGACATACCCGCGGTGCTTGCCCTTGGTCTTGAGGTAGAAAATGGTCGCGGCTGGGTTGCCCGAATCAATCAGCTTGTGGAGTTTGCTCTCGGCGAAATCAAGGGCCACGTCTCCCAAGTCTTGGACCGCCTGCTTGTATTCCTCATCCGATTCGAGCCAGTTGTAATGCGTCTGCCTCGCGATGCCCACCACCTTACAGGCTTGGGTTACAATTCCCAGCGCCTTCTCAAGGGCTTGGATCATCGCTTTTTTTTGTACGTCCATTCCTGTCAATTTCTGAAGTGAACCTCGAACCTCATCAGCCCGTCGGGGAAGTTGTCGGCTATATTCTGCATTTCTCCCTTTGCGGCCCTAATACGAGCGACATTCTTTCCCGCCATCTCAAGATGGAATTGAAGGGCCTTGCGAGTCATACGATAACGCTTTAGGCCGCTTAACTCCTTCGGTACATCGTAGGCGTCTGGGTTTACTGTAAGGTGTTCTATCATGTCAATTCCGGGGGTCATACCCTGCGTCCTCATTGCCTGCGAAGACGGGGGTTATCGTCATGTCGTAGTCTACGTCTTTGTACTTGGCGGCGATGCTGCTGCTTGCTACTGTCCTAATGTGTCGGGATAGCATCATCTGCGCGGCCTGCCTGCTTGAGACGTACCACACCTCTCTCTCGTCGTGATAGGGGCAGGTAAAGACAGCGCGGTAGATTTCAGCCATAGAGGGCCAAATATAGCAGGAGGGCAAAGATTCCCATATATGCGTAGAAGGTCACGCGGTAGGCGTAGTCTTTCATAGGTCGAGTTTGTTCTTGTAGTGCTGGATTATCCTCTCTGTCTCGTGGCGATAGAACTCTTTGAATGTGCCCTCCTTGTGTTGTTCCCAAACTTTATAGAGCACGTTGCGTAGGCGTTGGCTTTGGCTCTTGGGCTCGTCGTACAGGTCCAGCTCTACCGCGTCCAGCTCGTCCACCTCTTCCCTGTTGAGTTTCTCCTGACCCCTGAAGTACAAGATGCCGAAGGTGTCGACGAGGCGGTCGATGTCGGCTATCTCTCCGCTGGTCTTCTCTTGCGTTATGAAGCGCAGGGAGACGGTGCGGTCCTTCCTCCTTTGGTATCCGTCAAGCTGGCCGGCGGTGATGATCTTCAAAACAGTTTCGTTTGTGCGTTGGGGTCGTGGTAGGTCTCGAATCTTGCCGTCTTAATCAATCCGGTGGGGGTCTGCTCCTCGAATCCCGTCTCCAGGTACTTCCTCCCGTCCCTCTCGATGATGCGCTGATAGACCACCTTCCTACTCATTGAGCGCCTGAAATATCTGATAAGCTACCTGTGGCACAATAGCGTTGCCGTATGCCTTTATGGACTCTCTTCGCCACTTTGGAAAGGTGATGCCGTCCAACCTTTTGGAAAGCCCATCATCTCCTCCACAAATAGGGGGGACAGTTGGGAAGTCTTGCCAGTCTGTTGGCGGGCGCGTTTGGTCAGGCTGTCCTGATTCTCCTTGCCCGTGATTTTGTCGTGCTCCTGCGCCATTGGTGTCGGCAGCATCTGCGCCGCTGCTCTGTCCTTCAGCGTCAAGCTGTAGCCCAGCGCGTTGGCCTTCCCGTCCTTTGGTTTTCTCGCTCCTCCTCCGTTCCCGTCCCATGCTACTGGCGTTGGAAGCATCTGCTGTACTTGCGTGGCAAGGTTGGGCATGGTCGTACCGTTTGGATACTTCTCCATCCGTGCCTTGAATTTGACCAGGTCCACCGGCTCCTCTCTTGTCGTTGGCGTGAGCAACAATCCAGATGCGGTCTCGGCGGTGCGGCGCGTTGACGCTTGCAGCAGGAAGTACGGTCGGGAAGACTTCGTAGCCTTCACTTTCCAAGTCAGCGCACACCGTGTCGAGAACCAGCCCGTCATTCCAACTAATGAGGCCGCGAACGTTCTCCGCCACGACGTAGGTGGGGCGAGCCTCTCGAATGATTCTAAACATCTCCGGCCAGAGATATCGGTCGTCGGATGTCCCGGCCCGCTTTCCTGCTGCTGAAAAAGGCTGGCAGGGGAAGCCACCCGAAAGGACTGATAAACGTCCTCGAAACGGAGTTGCGTCGAAGGTCTTGACATCGTCGAAGGATTGGGATTCGGGGAAGTGGTGGGCGAGGACTTTCCGACAGAACGGGTCGCGCTCGACGTGAAAGGCGTTTGTCCATCCCATCCACCTGGCGGCGAGGTCGAACCCTCCGATGCCTGAGAAAAGACTACCATGGGTCATTGCTTTGTGTTTGTGTGCGGCAAGTATACAAATTTACAACTTCCCTTCTTCCCTCATTATCTTCTCGGCCCAACGTTTGCCGGCCTTTCCGCCCCATAAAAGATACGAAATTGTGCCGCAAGCCTTGGTATCTGACTCGTCATAATACTCCTCCGCGCGGGATAGATATGAATACATCCGCTGTACGGTATCGAAGGAGACCGGCTCACTCTTGGCGAGCTGTTGGGCGCGGACTTTACCGACCTGAGTGGCGCACTTGTTGCCCACCTTCTCGTTGAGCTCGATGCCCCGCTTGGCGTTATTGCTTACTGCGTCGGGGTAGTTGCTCCACGTTTTAAGATTTACACGAATACTCATAGGCTCGCCTTAATTTTTTGACCATGCGCTTGTTTTTGCCTGCGCAACTGCACGGCTTCTCGTTAGCGTCAAAGGTCCGGTTGAAAATGTCGTACATCGTCCGCGTCTCGCTGCGGTTCAACACCCCCCGGTCGATAGCTGGCAGGAGCTGCGCAAAGGCTTCGACATCGGGCGCAATCATCTCCACGTTCCGTCCCGGGAATTGGGCGTTCAGTTTGGCGCGGCGCTCCTCGCACCCGCAGTCTTCTGCTACGGCGTGGACTAGCCTATCGATTCCCGTCGCCTTGGTCAGCTTCGCGATCTGGTCGCCCAGTCCCTTGGATTTCTTTTCTGACACGTCGTATCGTGGTGTAAAGTTTGTGGCGGCTGATGCCCGTCGCCTCGGCAAATGAATCGAGGGTGTGCCCCTCTTCGAAATATATCGCAAAGACTTCCGCATCGAACCAAGGCAGGCCCGCAAGCCGCTCCTCGATATGGGTTAGGAGCTCGTCCCGGTGTGCTGCTACCCCGTCGCCATCCCACCAGTCGACAATGTGCCGGGAGAACTTGCGGCGGCGCTCGATGTCCTTCCTCCATTTGTAATGGTACCGGGACGTCTTCGAGTTGTAGTTGTTGACCATCACCCGCAGGACCCAATACTTCATTTGGTCCCTTTCGAGGAGGCCGTCGATGGTGTCCTGTTTGGTTTGGTACAGCTGGAGAATAACCTCGTGGAGTAGGTCCGGGCCGTCCTTGCCTGCGATGCGATACGCGGCCTGGAGTAGGTCGTCGTAGTTCCGGGCGAGGTATCCGTCCAGCGTCACAATTTCCGTAATCTGCGGTTATAGACGTCGATGAGCGCTTCGAGTTCCTCGCTGCTCCATTTCTTCGTTGTGTTCGAGAGCTGCTCTATCTGCTCGGCTGTGCCCTCCCCGTACACCCTGTCGAGGTGGCGGGCGAAGAGGTACTGCTCGCCGCTGCGGAATCCGTTGCAGCTCTTACACTGGGGTTTGACGTTCATCGGATCCCATCGGGTGACGAACTTGGCGCGGCTTTGGAAGTGTCCAGCGTCCACCGTCTTCCAATCCTTAAAAACCCCGCAGGTGAAGCACTGGACATACCCGCGGTGGTCGGCGTCCTTGCTCCGTACCCATTGGGAGAAGACTTTATCGAGGCGGGCGATGAGCTTCTTTCGGGTCATAGGAACAGCGCGAGGCATGAGAGCACTAAAATTACAAGGTTGAACAGGCGCACCTGATGCTCTTGGTAATACTCCGCGCCCACCT